CCTAATTTGCGTCTTAACCGCGTAAAATACATGGGCTACTTAGATGTCGTAATGTACCATGAACCAACAAATACATTTAAAATTATCGACATAAAAACCAGTACTAAAGGCTGGAATAAATGGAATAAAAAGGATGAAAGTAAACAATTCCAATTAATTTTATATAAATACTTTTTTGGCAAACAGTATAATATCCCATTAGAAAATATAGAAATTGAATTTTTTATAGTTAGGAGAAAAGTATATGTAGATGGTGAATATCCTCAAAAACGAGTACAACAATTTGTACCAGCATCCGGTAAAGTAAAATTAAATAAAGCAACAACAAATTTAAACGAATTTATAGCTAAAGCTTTTAACTTGGATGGTACATATAAAGATACTATATTTCGAGCAAATCCAAGTAAATGGAATTGTACGTTTTGTCCTTATAAAACAAATGCAGAATTATGCAATGCTATTGGTAAGAATTTATAATCTGCATATATGTATAGACAAATATAAATTAAAATAACAAATTATGGCAAACGCAAAAGACATGACACTAACAAGTGTAAAAGTAAAAGCTGATTTATTCGAAAATTTCAAAATTGAGTGTGTAAAACGTAAGTTTAGTTTTCAAAAACTAGCAGATCGATCATTATACTTATATTTAACAAATGAAGATTTTAGAAAGCAAATCAACTCACAAGTAAAATTAGACCTAGAAGATTAATTAAACAAAAAACAGTTATTAAAAATGAAAGAGGGTTATATTAAAAAAGAAGATAGAAAAAAAATTCTATTACTAACAGATGATATTAGAGTACATTCAGGAGTAGCCAATGTAGGTAGAGAAATAGTAACACATACATCACATAGATATAATTGGGTACAGATGGCAGGAGCAATTAAACATCCTGAAAAAGGTAAACCTGTTGATTTATCCGGAGCTATAAACAAAGACGCCGAAATAGAAGATTCAAGTGTTGTATTATACCCAGTTGATGCTTATGGAGATCCTAAAACACTAAGAGAAGTTATTAAACGTGAAAAACCAGATGCGTTATTTTTAATAACAGATCCTCGCTATTTTGAATGGTTATTCCAAATGGAAAATGAAATTAGAAGTAGTATACCTATTGCTTATTTAAATATTTGGGATGATTTACCAGCTCCAATGTATAACAGAGAATTTTATGATTCATGTGATGCTTTATTTGGTATTTCAAAACAAACTGTTAATATAAATAAGTTAGTATTAGGTAAAGAAAAAAGTAAAAACAAAGTTATAAAGTACATACCTCATGGTTTAAACGATAGTACATTTAAACCTCTTCCAGATAACGATTCTGAGTTGAAAGACACAAGAGATAGAATTAATAATGGTGTTGAAACAGATTTTACATTATTATTTAATTCTAGGAATATTAGAAGAAAAAGTATACCTGATACTATTTTAGCCTGGAAATTTTTTATGGAGACTTTAACAGAAGACGAAAGAAAAAAATGTAATTTTATTCTTCATACAGATCCTATAAGTGAGGCTGGTACAGATTTATTAGCAGTAATTAATTTTTTATTCCCAGAAAAAGGAGCAGGAAATTTAATTATATCACAACAGAAATTAACAAGAGATCAATTAAACCAATTTTATAATATAGCAGATGGAGTTATTTTACTTTCATCAGCTGAAGGTTGGGGTTTATCATTAACAGAAGCATTGTTAACAGGAACTCCTATTATTGCTAATGTAACAGGGGGCATGCAAGACCAAATGCGTTTTGAAGATAAAAAGGGTAATTGGATTGATTTTGATGAAAATATACCATCTAATCATAGAGGGACATATAAAAAGTGTGGTAAATGGGCATTACCAGTTTACCCAACTAGTCTATCATTAGTAGGTTCACCTAAAACACCATATATTTGGGATGATAGATGTACACCTGAGGATGCAGCTAAACAAATTAGAGCATTGTATGATATGAGTAAAAAAGATAGAAAGAAAATTGGTAAAGCCGGGTATGATTGGGTAATAAGTAAAGAAGCAGGATTTACAGCTAAAGTTATGGGTAAAAGAGTAATAGATGGTATGGATGAATTATTTTCTTCTTGGGAACCCAGAAAATCATATACATTTACTAAAGATACAGAAGCAGATAAAAAAGTTTTAAATCACAAATTAATATACTAATATGAAGAATACATTTATTATAAGTTGTCCAATTGATACTTTTAGTGGTTATGGTGCTCGTTCAAGAGATTTTATAAAAGCTTTGATTGAATTAGATGAATATGAAGTATCCATTATACCTCAAAGATGGGGAAATACACCTGAAAATTTTATTGAAAATAATAAAAAAGAATGGGGATTTTTACAAAAACATTTAATACCAGGATTACAAGGTAAACCTGATATTTGGTGTCAAGTTACTGTTCCAAACGAATTCCAACCTATGGGTAAGTATAATATAGGTTTAACTGCTGGTATGGAAACAACTCATGTGCATCAAACATGGGTTGAGGGTTGTAATCGTATGGATTTAATATTAACATCTTCTAATCACTCAAAACAAACATTTATAAATTCGCAATATCAAGCAAAAGATGGAAGTCATATTTTAAAAGTAGAAAAACCAATTGAAGTATTATTTGAAGGAGTTAATTTAGATGTTTATAAAAAGATTAAAGAATTTAAAAATAAAGATTTAAAACAAAAAATAGAATCAATACCTGAAAAATTTGCTTATTTAACAGTAGGTCATTGGATGCAAGGGGAAATGGGTCATGATAGAAAAAATATAGGGCTTACAATTAAGGCATTTTATGAAATATTTAAAGATAAACCTGAAAAACCAGCATTAATATTAAAAACGTGTGCTGTTGGAGGAAATAATATAGATAAAGCTGAAATGTTAAGAAGAATAGAACTAATTAGAGAAAGTTGTAAAAGTAATGACTTACCTAATGTTTATCTATTACATGGTGATTTTACTGATACAGAAATGAATGAGATCTATAATAACCATAAAGTTAAAGCTATGATTAGTTTAACTAAAGGTGAGGGTTTTGGTAGACCATTACTTGAATTTAGTGTGTTAAATAAACCTATTATAACAACAGGTTGGTCTGGTCATGTTGATTTTTTAAGTAAAGATTATTGTGCTTTATTAGGGGGTGAGTTAGAAAAAGTACACCCATCAGCTCAAGTTAAAGATATGATATTAGCAGAATCTCAATGGTTTAAAGTAGGTGATCAATGGATAAATAATGCTTATCAAGATGTATATCATAATTATAAGTCATGGAAAGAGAAAAGTAAAACACAGGGATTTAATTCTAGAAAGAATTTTAGTTTTAAGAAGATGAAGACTTTAATTGAAAGTATATTTAAAGAAAACATACCAGAATTACCTAAAAAAATGGAATTAAAATTACCAGGTATAGATAAAATTAAAATGCCTAAAAAAAATAACAAACTTAAAATAGTAAAATAATGAAGAAAGATGATTTAATAAAATGTAATAGGTGTGAAGGAGATGCTTGTTACATACAAAAAATAGGTAAAATAACACTTTATTCTTGTTATGGTTGTGGTTTTCAAACTTCAACAGTAATGAAAAATGGTGAAAAATTTCTTGAAGAACAAATGGAGATTTTACCAGACTTATATAAAGCATTATTAGGTGAAGACAGTGAAGGATTAGTATGGATGCCTCAAACAGTAAATTTACCCCAAAACGGAATGGTATTTGCAACAGCAGCTAAAGAATTTGGAGTAGAAGGTGCAGAAGTTAATCAAGACAACTATGAATGGTGTGGAGTTAAAGCTGTTGAAATAACAGAAAAGGAAAAAGAAAAATTCCCAATTCCTGGAAAAAAGGGTGAATTTTATGAGTGGAGAATGGATATGACTACTGAAAAAAGATTTTCACATAAAGATTTTGTAGAAGCATTAGACTATATTGGGGTATTTGGATCTGAAGAAAAATAAAATGAAAATATTAGTAACAGGAGGAGCTGGTTTTATTGGGTCTAATCTAGTAAAAAGATTATTAAAAGAGGGACATGAAGTTCATTCTTTAGATGATTATTCTACGGGTAATACTAAAATAAAAGGGTGTAACTACTTTGAAGGTGATCTTGCTGAAATACATACAATTCATGAAGATTATGAATTAATATATCATTTAGCAGCTCAATCTAGAGTACAACCTTCATTTGTTAATCCATCTGAAACATATAGAGTAAATGTATCAGGAACTGAAACTGTGTGTAAATTTGCTTTAAAAATTGGAGCTAAAGTAGTATACGCAGGATCATCTTCTAAACACCATAACCCAGCTACTTCACCTTATGCTATGTATAAATATTTAGGTGAAGGTATTTGTAAGTTATACAAAGAATCTTTTAATTTAGAGGTTGAAATTTGTAGATTTTATAATGTATAT